AGAAAATCTTATAAACATAGGGTCTTGTGTAGATTTAGTTCCAATTGTAGTTTCTGTTCCAAAAAATATTAAGTGTCTATCTGGTGTAGATACTAAACTAAATGCAGATGCTGTTGGTGCGCCTGTTATAATAGTTGCTCTAGTATTATTAGCAGTCGTTGGGTTTGAATCCCATTCAAAACTTTCTCCACCATTAATTGTTGCAATTAATTTATTACCTAAATTATCTAAAGACCATAATCCTGGTGCTGTTACAACGTCTCCTGATGCTGCAGCATTCCATGCAAAAAAGTTTGATGCATCGGTTACAGTTGCACCTGATGAATGTGTTGCAGCAGTAGTACCTAATGCACCTCTTGTTAACCCTGATAATGTACCACCGCTATTTCCAGTGTATGTAATTAATTCTGATCCAATAATAACAGTTCCTGTTGCTGGAAAAGAAGATGAACTTGCCATAGTTAATGAAGTCACACTCGCATTAATTCCTGATGAAAGAGTTGATGTAAATTGACCTAACTGTTGTCCACCCCATGATCCAAGGCCCCAACCAGTGGATGCAACTTCAACTGCGGGTCCTACAGGATAATAATGTTTAACTCTAATTCCACCAGATGTGCTTGCTCCTGATCCAGATTCGTTAGATTCCATTTCTATTGTAAGAGTGGTGCTTGTTGGTATCGAGGTTACCATAAATTTTTTATCTGTAAAATCACTAGATACAAAACCAGAGTTAGTAATAGATGTAAAATTATCTAACAGTATAATATCAAATTTATTAATATTGTGTGCAGATGAAAAAGTTAAAGTAACTGTTGCATCGCTTTGTGTTGTAGAAAATGCGCTTGTTAAAGTTGTTGTCGCTTTAATTGGATGTATGTCATAAAAAATACCACCAGAATAAGCATACAATATTCTATTTGTACCAAGAACTGCATACTTAATACCTGATGTATTTACAAAATGATGAATGGCTGTAGTTCTACCTGTAATTTGAACAGAACCTAATTGTGACCAACCGCCTATTTTTTCAGGTGTACCATATCTAAATCTAACATTATCACCATCAACCCATTGGCTCTCGCCACCTGTTGAGGTTACTTGTTTATTGAATCCTGGTGCAAATTTTACTTTTTGTAACATATAACCTCATTGTATTACATATTCCTTAATGGTGGAATACCTAACATCGGCCTTTTGTCAAACCTATTTTTTTTAGCAAAAGGACCATTTACATGGTTATAATGAAGAAATACTTGAGCGCAAGTATTACCTTCTAGAGGTTCTCTCCAATGTTCTAATTCGCAACCACTATACACTAACATATCACCAACATCAAGTAAGACTTCTGTACCTGTTGGTGCGTTTGGTTTAATTATATTTTGACGTTCATTGATAACATTATTTGCTTCTGTACCATCTATAAATATAGGCCACTTGTCACCACCTAAATGAACAGTTGTTGATATCTCACAGCTAGGTCTATCTTTGTGTCTATGAAGTGTGTCTCCATGTTTATATATTCTAGCGTAAGAGTATGTTGGTAATAATTCTAATCCTGTTTCTTGTTGCATAATTGGTAATACTTTCATCATTAAAGTTTCCATTACAAAATCTGCATAATGAGAGTATGTATTTGGTATTTGTTGATCTTTCCATGTGCCAAACATACCGTTGTCATATATAATATTATTTTTATACATCCAACTTACTGCATCACGTTTAAGCATAAAATAATTATATATAAAATTAGCTAATTCATAAGAAACAGCATTTTTAATTACTTGAAACTTCATACTATCATACACTTTTGCATAAAATTAAATGATACAGATATTCTTATATCATCAGATTCATTGGGGTCAACACAGTGCATTAACCATGCTGGAAACATAATTAATCGTCCAGCTTTTGGTTCGTAATGTGTTTCTCTCCATAATCTTTGATCTGTTTTGCCTTCTTTTTGTCTTGGTCTACACATAGATGCTGCAGCTCTAGGATCATCTATTTTTAAATGTCCAGAATTTTTAGGTGCTTTTATGTAATATACACCAGACCATAAAGAATTAGGGTGTTGATGAGCACGATTCATGGTTCCTGGTGGATTAATGTTAGCCCACATATTACCTAAAAAAGGCTCTGAGTCTAAATATTCTTGTTGATACACAGTTTTTTGTGCTTCATATAACATACTTACTAAATCTTGATACTCAGGTTTTAGATTCATGTCTGTTGTTGAATGCCAACCTTTAACATTCGTTCTAGTTATACCTTTGTCTTTGTTAGACCAATCAATAATATCTTTTTCTAGTTGTTGATTTAAAGTTGGATGCTCTATGTCAGCAATATAAATAGGAGTTGGAAACCAAAGTTCTCTAAACATTATTTAAACGGAGTGCCTCCAAACCACATTACAAGTGATTGTCTTTTACCACGTATAACAGGTGTAACCCTATGTCTTATAAATGAAGCAAAAAATATTGCATAACCTTGTTTAAGTTTTGCAACTTTACCTTCGGACATTAATTCTAAGTCTCCACCTTCAAACTCTAATTCTGGTGACAATAAACATGTCATTGATATTTTTCTAACTGGCGGTTCGTGAACCATGTTCACATCATTATCTACATGCCAATCATAAAACCCGCCTTCTGGATACTCTGTGTATTGTGCAGGTTCCGTTAAACGCATTCCATCAAAACCGAAATGATTACCATTAGTTTGTTTCATAATATCTTCAATGTCTTTGTACATATCCAACATTTTTTTAAATGGTATCCAACTAATGTGTGAGGTTCTAGTTTCAGTATCGAGCGCACCCCCTTTAACTCCTTTTTTATTTCCAACTTTTGCATCTTGTTTAGGTTCCTTACGTCCAGCTTCAATAATCATTTTACATTGTTCAGGTGTAAAGATTGGTGTAGTCGTCTCTACTATAAAAGATCTCCATCGTGGCTCTGTTATCATACTAATATCCGTATTCTATCCATCCCGTTATTATATATTTGTCATTTGATAGAGGTGGGTTGCCTCTATGAATGTGTGTAAATTGTGAAGGCCATACTAACAATGTATTTTTTTCAGGTTTAAACCTACACTTTTGATATAAAAATTCTGTCTCTCCACCTTCTGTTACATCATTTAAATATATCATAAAAGCTAGTATTCTATTTCTTGCTTTCATTTCTGCATTTTCACAATGCCAAAAATGATAACCTTCACCTACTTTAGTTTTTTGTATTTTAACTTCTAGTATGTTGTGAGTGGCTAATTTTTTTAGATAAGAATATTTTTGAACATACAAAGGATATACTTCTTTAAAAAACAAATCTATAAAAGGTTTGTTATTATAAGTCATTGCAACATTTGTATCTCTTATAGTATCAATTGCATTATCTGATACTAACATCTCATCCTCTCGTCTAGGATATACTGCACCTTGTTGCTCACACTTATTAAAATAATTTGTATAATTTTCTATTAATTCATTAGGCATAAAATTTTTAAATATACCTATGTGGTCGTCTCTAATTAAATACTGTTTATCCATTAACTAGCTCCTCTATTTTTAATAGGATCAAACTGTACGTCACAGTTTGCAGCTAGTGTTCGTCTAGTCTCATTCGTTCCGTTAAAAGGATAAACACAGTGTCTCATATCATATGGAAACACATAAAAATCTCTAAGGTCCATGGGTGGTTGATAATCTATTTTAGCAAATTGACCATTGGCTGCACCCAATATTTGTAGTCTACCATTTTGTGGTACGTCGGCATTAGAATATTCTTTACCATATGTTGATGGTAGTTTTAAAATCATTACAGAAGATAGACCTGTAAACAACATACCTCTATGAATATGTGCAGGGTTATATTCATGTGCTTTCATTTCATTAACCCAAATAGAATTAAGGTGAGTATCATAATCTCTAATTTTATTAAATGCTAAATAGTGTTTAAATATATTCATAAAATAATCAGTTACGTTTTTTGGTAATAGATTATGGTTTTTCATCTTAGATTGATCTTGACCATTATAAAAAAGACTATGTTCGTTTTCAATCTTACCTACTAACTGTGTATTAGCAGGTGCTAATCTATGAAAGTTTTGTTCGTATATTTGATTAATCGAAGAAAAAATATCTAACGGTACTTGATACTTTAAAACTGATTGACCTAAAAATATAAAATCAAAATTAAAGTTTTGGTTTTCCATCCTGAGTAATTTGTTCTTTTCTTTCTTTATTGTTTTCTAACTCACCAGATTTTTTAATTCTTTGTAATGATTGTAGTTGTCCCATCACATTAAATATATCTGTGTCAGATGAATGCTCATTTAATGTTTTTGCTTTTTGTGCATAATGTAAACCATAAGATTCTAATTGATGTTGGTTAACATCTTTGTCATTAAATGATCCGTCGTTAAATTCTTTTTTTAATCCAGACCACATTTTAATTTCTCTCATTCTATGTCTAGCTGTTTTTTCCATAGACGCTTTTCCAAATCTACATTCATCTATATCTATTTGATATTTAGTTAATTTATATTCATCTTTTTCAGATTCTATTTTACTTTCTAGCCATTTAATCTTTGCTTCATTTCTTCTATAATCAAACGATAATGTCATTAAGTTATCTAAGTAAGTTGATTGTTCTCTAACACATTGCCAATACTTTGCAGCTTTAGTAGGGTATCTATTGTCTTGTAGTACAGAAAATCTAGCCTCTGTTTCTGTTCTAAACATTTGTTTTTTAGTCCAAGTGTCACGAAGCTCATCTACCATACTTTTAAATGCAGATAGATCTTCTTGTTCTAATAAATTATTTAAATAAATTTCTTCTTTTTGTATAATATCTTTAACGTCTTTTTTCATGTCTTTCTCCATTAGTTAAACACAATATATAGTATATAAAAAATATTACAAGTCTTAACTAGATTCAATAACGTCTGTTAATAAACCATCACCATACCATGCTTCTGTAGATGTAAATCTAGGACTATCTCCTCCACCAAAAGCTAATGCTGCTGTTGAAGTTCCTGCTTTAGATGCTCCTAAAAAATCTCTTGCTGTATTCATATCAGTTTGATTAACCCAGTTAGTTCCATTCCAAAGTTCTGTGTTAGCTAAATTAGGACCTGGTGGTAATCCATATCCTCCATAATTTAAAGCAGATGTATTGTTTGCCCCTGAACCTGCATTTTGAGCAGTAGCAATGTTTAAATCGTTTACTTCTGTCCAATTTGTGCCGTTCCATAATTCTGTGATTGCTACTTGTACTGTATGTTGTCCACCAAATGCTAATGCTGATGTTGAAGTTCCAGCGCCAGCCAAACTATTTCTTGCTGTATTAAGGTCATTTACTTCAGTCCAATTAGTTCCATTCCAAACTTCATTTAATGCTGAATGTGGTGGAACACTTCCACCAAAACATAAAGCTGCTGTTGATGTTCCTATTCCTTCTTGATCCCTTCTTGCAGTATTCATGTCATTTACTTCAGTCCAATTAGTTCCATTCCATAATTCTGTTTTATCTTCAGATGCCGCACCTGGTGTTTCTCCTCCAAAACCTAAAGCTGCTGTTTGTGTACCTGTTCCTGTAAGTTGTCTAGTAGCAGAGTTTAAATTATTTACTTCAGCCCAAACTGTTCCGCTGTATAATTCTGTTGAAGCCGTAGCTCCAGGCGATGCGTCACCTCCATATACTAAAGCAGCATCTCTAGTTCCAGCGTCTCCAGCTCTACCTCTAGCAGTATTCATATTACCTTCTGTAATCCATGCACCTACGGCAACGCCTGCGTTCCATTCTTCTGTTGCTGCTGTTACAGATCCATCAGTTCCACCAAAACCTAAAGATGAAGTATTACTGGCGCCAGCAGCGGCTACAGTTGCTCTT